CTTCCGTCAAGGTGCTATCTCTGTTGACCCTGCTGGTGCTGTGGCTGGTGGCGCCATTCTGACTGCTGAAAGCAACACTGCAAGTGTTGTCTCCGCTTCTGCTGGTGGTGGCCTGCTGCTGCTGAATGTGATCGTCGCTAACGGCACTACCGCTGGTAATATCACCTTCTCGTTCGCTCAGAACACCGCAACCGCTTCTGAGTCTGCAATCGTTCGTGCTGGCTCCTATCTCGAATATCGGTACTTCTGATTATGGCTAACGCTGCATCTAATGCTGGCGGTAGCGGTGTAGGCGGTACTCGGGCTGCTGGTCTTCCCAGCACCCGTTCCTCCTTCTCCTTTACTGTCGGTACTAACTACAACACGTCCAGCGGCAGCATCACCAATACGACTGCTATCCGTCGTTCGGTGGCTCGTACTAGCCGCTCTGCTCCCACCAACTATGGTGGTGTGTTCTCGGAGACCCAAGGTCTTCGTGTTGCTTATCCCGGTGCTGAGCTGGATAGCCCCGCTATCACCCGCTCTGGTACTAGCTGAGTACTAACTAACTGGGGAGTCCTTCGGGGCTCCCTTTTTTTATCTCTTTAATAACACTATTGTTATGCCGTCTTCTACTACCTATTCGGCGCTTCAACTGGCTGCTGTCAACGAAATCCTGGGGTCAGTAGGACAGGCTCCAGTCACCAACCTTGATCAAACTAACCCCGAAGTTGCAATTGCTTACACTGCCCTAATGGACATTAGCAGAGAAGTGCAAGCTGAGGGTTGGGTGTTTAATCGTGAATATGGATACGAAGTAACTCCAGACAACAGCGGCTATATCAGCCTGCCTGGCAATATGTTGTCCATGGATCTAAGTGACATTTACGAGAACTCTGGATACGATACGGTTATCAGAGAAGGTAAGCTATATGATAAGATCAATCACACTAATATCTGGGATACCTCTGAAACCTACAAAGTAGATGTTGTCTGGTACCTAGACTTCGATGACCTCCCAGCTGTGTTTCGTGATTATGTAGCTGCTAGGGCAGCCACTAGATGTGCAACACGTCTTGTGGGAGATACCAACCTTGTACAGACTCTTGGAGTGTATGAGGGATGGAGGCGAGCTAACTGCATCGAATATGAATGCAGTGAAGGGGACTACAGTATGTTTGGATTCAGTAAAGGAGATGGCTTCTACAACAGCTATCAACCATTTAAGGCACTAGCACGATGACAGCAGTATCACAGCGTATTCCTAATTTCCTTGGAGGTGTCTCCCAGCAATCTGATGAGAAGATGTTTCCAGGGCAAGTCAAAGATGCACTGAACTGCTACCCAGATACCACCCTTGGGATGATTAAGCGACCTGGAGGTAAGTTCCTTGGTCGTCTTGCATCACTAACTGCAAACACAGCAAACAGTGCAGCTTGGTTCACTGTATTTAGAGACGATCAAGAGAAGTACATTGCGACAGTATCAGCAGCTGGCATAGTGCGGGTATGGGATCTACTGACGGGTACTGAGAAGACTGTCACAACTCCTAACAACTCAGCAGCTATTGCTACATACCTTACAGCCGTTGACTATCGGAGCATTAAGACTCTGACGATCAATGACTTTACCTATATCCTCAATACAGAGAAGACAGTTACAGCTACTGCTGCACCTACGTGGAATGCTAAGCGTCAAGCAACCATTGTCATCAGTAGTGTTGAGTATGATACAAAGTACAAGGTTACCATTAACGGTACTACGTACACCTACACGAGTCGTACTAACTATGTAACTGGTAGTCCTCCTCCACAGGTACTGCCTCTTGAGTTGTCTGAAATCACCGCTGGTATCAATGGTGTCCTACCCTCCACTGTAAGTGGACAGACTCTAACTAAGACTGTTATTGACAACACAATCTATCTCAGTTGCCCTGTAGATATTACAGTATCCACTGCAGCCGGTCCTGACGGTAAGTATCTCAGAACGTTCCAAGATAGCATTGATAGTATCACCAAGCTGCCTGAGCAAGGGAAACACGGGTACACCCTTAAGGTTGCTAACACAGCAGCAGATAAGGACGACTACTATCTTAAGTTTGTTGCTGAAGATGGGGTCAGTGGTAAGGGTTACTGGGAAGAAACAGTAGCTCCAAACGTAAGTCCTGGATATGATGCAACGTCAATGCCAGTTGCTTTGATTAAACAGACCAACGGTACATTCATTGCTACATTCCTCAATGGTACACAAAACGACCTGACTACAGGCATTCCAATTAAATGGGATGGTAGAGAGGTAGGAGATGATACATCAAATACTCATCCAAGTTTTGTTGGATATAAGATTCAGGACATCTTCCTATTCAATAACAGGCTAGGGTTCTTGTCTGAAGACAATATCATTATGTCTCAGGCTGGTGACTACTATAACTTCTATCATCGAACAGCTACGACACAGATCTCGTCTGATCCTATTGACCTTAGTGTTGCCAGTATCAGGCCAGCTATTGTTAACTCAGTGGTTCCAATTGCTCAGGGTCTGCTGCTGTTTAGTATCAGTCAACAGTTCTTGATGGAAGCTGAGCAAGGCACATGGACACCTTCTACCACCTCTATTAGGACTATTGCTAATTACGAATGTGATAAGTACCTCAAGCCTGTAGACCTTGGAGCTACAGTGATGTACACCAGTCGTAACCAGAGCTGGACGCGTACCTTTGAGATATTCACTAGGGGTCAAAGGGAGGCACCTACTGTCAGTGAATCCAGTAAGGTTGTACCTGAATGGATCCCCCAGTCAATTACACAAACATTAGGCAGTTCTCAGAATGGTCTGTGGATCTCTTGTGATCGTAGTTCTAAATACATCTACCTGTTCCGTTACTACGAACAGAACGAAGAGCGAGTGATGACTGCTTGGGCACGCTGGTTGATGCCTAGTAACGTCATACACATGGGTATCGCTAATGATATCCTATATGTCCTAACTAGCGGTACAGAGGGCTACACGGTCTTACAGCACAAGCTGGTGTTGTCCCCCACTACTGGTGGTCTACTCAACAGCCTAGGTAATCAGGTTGATCCCTACCTCGATGCTTGGTTTGAGATCACAACGACTCCTACCTATGGGGCTGGGTCTACCAAGGTCTACCTCCCGACTCACTTCAACACGGCCTATACACTACGGTATGTTGTCGGTAAGGTCAAGGTTGGCAGTACAACCTACTCGGGCTACACCAACAACGTAACACTACAGTCTGATGGTGGTGGTAGTTACTTTCTAATCCCAGGTGATGTGACAGGTAACTACATCTATGTTGGTTATGAATACAACATGGAGCTTACTCTACCAAAGTACTATTATTCACTTGGTGAGCAAGGTGTTGACTTCACAGGCTACACCAATACAGCACGCATGAAGTTCTATACAGGCCTTGGTGGTGACATCTACTTCTACCTCAAAGATCGCACCAGAGCTGATTGGACAGAGACATCAGGTGCTCAGATAGCCGATTACTACACAGCAGACACTGCACCATTTAGAGATTCATTTGTGTACAACGTACCTATTCATCAAAGGCCTGACAACTATACAATGAAAGTAACATCAAATACTCCATTCCCTGTCAGCCTTGTATCGATGCAATGGGAAGGACAGTACACGGCTGGCTTCTATAGGAGGGCGTAGATATGGATCCATTCATTGGAGGACTGATAACTACAGGCATTAGTTCGTTATTCGGTGGCTTAGCTGGTCAGTCACAAGCTGATGCAGCCAATAAGGCAGCTGAAAGGCAGTACGCCTATAACATGCAGGCCTGGAAGTACGGCAAGAAGAGTATCAAGGCTGATTGGCGTCACTCCGTAAAGCAATGGGAGATGAATCAAAGCAACGAGGAAACTCTCGGTGCTTGGAAGGATGCCACTAACCTACAAGACTGGCAGCAAGCTCTAAAGATACAAGACTTTGAGTATCGGTCTCAGATGAGGCAGTATGCCAAATCAGAGAAGATATACGGCCAGCAGCTTACCTTTAACAACATGGCAGCAGAAGCTGCAAGGGAAGCTGAGAAAAGAAAGCTAGAAGATGCTGTAAATGAAATCGCCTATCAAAACCAAGACATTGTAATCAAAGCAATGCAGGCAGAGGGGATGGCTGCTGTCAAAGGCCAGGTTGGAAATAGTGCAGACAAAGGGGAGCAAGCTAACTTCGCTGCTCTTGGTAGAAACCAAGCAATTCTGTTTGACTCACTACTGAGTGCTAAAGCAGATACTCAGGCAGCACTGCGTAAAATTGCTTCAGACAAGTTTGGTGCCGATCTTGCTGCAGATGCAGCTCGTATGCTTCAACCTGAACGTCTGCCTCAACCGCCTAAGCCTCTAAGAACCCCACGTGCTGAGTTCCTCAAGCCACGTAAACCTAAGAAGTTTGACTTTGGTCCTAAGCCAATTAAAGGGGCTACGGCTTCTTCTACAGGATCTTGGCTTGGTGCAGGTGCGGAGGCTCTTACTGGTATTGTTGGAGCAGCTACCAGTGGGAGTAAGTATAACTTCGGATTCGGCAGTCCTAGCTCGCTTGGCTCAAGGCCAATTACAAATCAGACGCAACTTGCCTTCTCAGGTATAAAATTAATCTAGCGTAGATGGATCAAGTAAACTACAAAGGGTACGCCCGAAGCATTGGTTTCGATCCCATTAAGGCTCCCTATCAGGCTCTTGATAAAATGCAAGAGCGGGACAACCGTACCATACGTGGTATGGAAGACAATAGGCGTGCCATTAAAGAAGTACGAGACCAATACGGTGCTGGCCTTGAGCGCAAGATGTCGCTTGAGACACAGGATCGAGATAAGCAACACGCATGGAGACAGAAGCTAGCTGAGAATCGTCAGCAAGCTATTGAGAAGAACTCAAACATACTTGTTCAGAACGAACTACAACGTGGCAAGAACATTGAAGGTACCTTGACTAGCCTGGCTAAGTTTAGTACCACTATTGCCGATTCTCTGACCAAGTATAGGGAGGCCAAGGATGAGCAAGATATGCTCTCCGGCTATATGGAGGCTGCTGCTGGCGGCCTTCCTATGAATAGGGTACAGGCTAACACTAACGCTGAGACTCTTCTCCAGTCAGCTGGTGAGGCACAAGATAAGATTGCTGAAGGAATCCAACAGAGGGGTGCTGATCCTTATGTTGTCACTAGCCTCCTGACTGGTAACAAGGCACGTGACTATGGGCGTCTTAAGGCCTATATGGAGATGGCTGCTACTGAGTTCCCCATGTGGGCTCAGCAGCAACTAGATGATCAAGGCATTACAACTGCTGCAGATAGGCAAGCGGCCATGGAGGGGCTGTTTGGAGACTTCCTCAAACAGAACGGATTGTTTGGTTTAAGTGCTGACTTCATGGCGCCTGGCCTGATGAAGATGAGGCAGTCATATAACAGCCTTGTTATGTCAGCCCGCAAGAATGATATTGTCTCCAAGTCTCAGAACATGAGAGATGAGGCAATGGAAAATGTCTTCCGCTCTAAGAATGGAGATACCTTCCTCACATCATTCAAACAGATTGCTCGTTCGTATGATGATGATGGGGTCACTCCAATTGGAATGACTAAGGCTCGTCAACTGCTGTTTCAAGAACTTAAGGACACTACTCGTTACTCAGACCAAGACGTAGAGAGGATCCTTTCAGAAGCTGTCACTGATCAAGGTTCCAGTTTCAAGGATCGATTTGGTCGTGATTACGATGACCTCATTAAGGCACGTCGTCAGGATCAACAAACTGAGTTTGGTCTGGCTCAAGCTGAAGAAGCCCAGGCCCAGAAAGAGGGAGAGAAGCAGCTATTGACTTGGGTTAAGGATAACTGGAATGGTGATGAAGAGTCCCTGAAGGAGATTATCTCTCAGGCTAAGACTAAGGGAATCCCAACCGATAGGCTGCAGGCTTACCTTGCACAAAGCAATGAGCAACGTAATACTGACTTCTGGAACAAGGAGTTTGAGAGTCTCTATGATCAAGGTCTGCTGACTTTAGATGATGTAGATCAACCTGGTATACCATTTGATGCACGTCAGAAATGGCGTACCTACGCTCAGCAGCAAGAGACGATGCGCTCTAATGCTGGGATTAAACAAGAGACCATTAAGGGTGAGTTTGCAGATGCTCTGAAGTTTAAGTTGGTTGGCGATAGTACGACTAAGACTCCACACTACAGTCAGAGAGCTGCTACTGACTATGCCCTACGTCTGTTCAACCAGAAGTTCAAGCAGTACTCCCAGACAATGGAGCCCTCAGCTGCTGCTGAGAAGGCCCGTAATGATGTGCTAGCAGCCATTGAAAAAGGCAGTGGTGCCTTTAAGGTTATCAGTTCGGCTGATGCCAAAGGTCAGCAAGCATTCTTTGCTGGATTTACTCCAGGTAAACATGCTGGTGCCCCTCAAGTCACCAACGTTATCAGCACATCACAGAGTCTCCGTAAGGTTAGAACCAACCCTGATGTCATCAACACAGAAGTGCTGGTTAGTCCCGCTGTACTTAAGGACATTGACAACCGGATTAAGGCAGGTAAGCCGATCTCTGTTCCCGGCCTCTATGCTCAACTAGCACGTGGTATTGAGAACATGACCCCTGTGGACATTCTCAATGCTCAGCTTAAAGCAGCTGGTCTGACCTCACAGGTACAGCCTGGTTTCCGTAACCAGCTTAGCCAGATTGGCGACCCTCGCCTACAAGCTATTCTTAATCAACCACTTACACAAGATCGGCTCAATACTGCTATTAATGGCAGTGGTTCAGCTCCTGCAACAGTCCGTACAGGTAACAGTGGTTATACAGATGTTGTCTCTCTCACCTCTGCTGCTGGATTTAAGTTCCCTCAGGTAGCTGCTGCTATGTGGGCACTTGAGAGTGGATGGGGTAAATACCACTCAGGTAAGAACAACGTCTTTAACATCAAAGCTCGTCCTGGTCAAGGGACACTGAAAAATGGATCTTATTGGAGGGACTATGTTTCTCCGTTGGAGTCAGCTAAAGACTTCCTCAATTTGATGACTGATCCTCGGTACGCTCCTGGGCTTGCTGCTGCACGTACACCTCGTCAGGCTATTGAAGCAATTGCTGCTGGTGGTTATGCCGGTGGTGAGGGTGCATACCCAAGCAAGATTATCCGTGTAATGCAACAGATGGGTGTCAACGTTGATCAGCCCTACAACGTCGCCCCTCCTAGCCGTAATGCTGCCTATATGCGCCCAACGCTTGCGTACATCTCAGATAACATCGGGCCTACCTCAACCGGGCCTCACCTTGATGTGAAGCAACAGGATAACCCTAATACTCCCAAGAGTGAGTTTGCTCAGCCATTCCCCCATAACGTTCTAGATAACTTTGTAATTGTAGATGACCCTGAGTATGG